AGACAGTGCTGAACATTCGCCCCGCCTTCCTGATCGTGCCGGCGGCGCTGGAGCTGAAGGCCGAGCAGCTGGTGGCCCAGAATCTGGTGCCGACGCAGAGCGGGAGCGTCGTGCCGCAGTCGATCCGTACCCTCTCGCCCATCGCCGAGCCCCGGCTCGATGCGGCCAGCGAGACGGCCTGGTATCTGGCGGCCTCGCCGAACCAGATCGACACCATCGAGTATGCCTATCTCGAGGGCCAGCAGGGCGCCTATATCGAGACGCGCAACGGCTTCGATGTCGACGGGGTCGAGATCAAGTGCCGCCTCGATTTCGGCGCCAAGGCCATCGACTGGCGCGGCCTCTACAAGAACCCCGGCGCGTAAGCCGGGCCATCCCCTGAACCCTGATCCCTGACGCACGGGCGGTCCCTATGGGCCGCCCGTCGTCGTTCCGCGAAAGGATCCCGCGATGAAGAACTACGTCCAGCCCGGTGCCACCCTCACCATGACCGCGCCCTATGCCGTGACCTCCGGCGACGGCCTGCTTGTCGGCTCGATCTTCGGCGTGGCAGCCGCCGATGCCGCCAGCGGCGCCACGGTCGAAGCGGCGCTCACCGGCGTCTTCGACCTCACCAAGATCGGCTCGCAGGCTTGGACCGTCGGCGCCAAGGTCTACTGGGACGACACCAACAAGCGCTGCACCACGGTCGCCACCGACAACACCCTCATCGGCGTGGCGGTCGAGGCGGTGGCTGGCGGCGCGGCCGACACCATCGGCCGGGTGCGCCTGAACGGCAGCTTCTGATGACCGCCTTCGCCGTGGCCATGGACGCGCTCTTCGACGACGCACATCTGGGTCGGGACATCGTCTATACTGCCGAGGGTGGTGCGCCGGTGCTCGTGCGCGCCATCCTGCGGCGGCCGGACGATGTCACCGGCTTCGGCGAAGCGCGCCTCTGGTCGGAGACCACGCGCGTTGATCTGCGTATCGCCGAGGTTCCGAACCCGCGTCCCGGCGACCGCATCGAGATCGAAAGCGAGGCGTTCCTAATCCAGGGTGAGCCGGTCCGGGACCGCGAGCGGCTGGTCTGGACCGTCGACTTGCGCCCGGCCTGACCGCGATGAAGCTGAAGCTCGATATCACCCCCGACCTGGCCGCCATGATGGCCGCCGAAATCAGGGCCGGCGAGAAGGCTGTCACCGCCGCCACGCGCGAGGCCGGAAACATCCTCAAGACCGCCTGGCGAGCGCAGATCGTGGGCGCGGGGCTCGGCCAGCGCCTTGCCCGCTCGATACGGAGCCAGACTTACCCGAAGGGGCGCCAGAGTCTGAACGCCGCCGCCCTCGTCTGGTCGAAGGCGCCGGTAATTATCGGTGCCCATGACACCGGCCCGCTGATCCGCTCGCGAAATGGCTTCTGGCTGGCCATCCCCACCGAAGCCGCCGGGCGCGGCTTCCGCGGTGGTCGGATCACCCCGGGTGAATGGGAGCGCCGCCGTGGCCTGCGGCTGCGCTTCGTCTACCGCCCGCGCGGTCCCAGCCTGCTTGTGGCCGACCGCGCCCGGATCAATACCCGCGGCCAGGCTGTGGCGTCACGTTCCAAGACCGGCCGCAACTAGGTCACAGTGCCGATCTTCCTGCTGGTCCCGCAGGTCAAGCTGCCCAAACGGCTGGATCTGGCGCGGGATGCTGAGCGCGCGCATAAGGCGGTGCCGGGGTTGATTGTGGCGAATTGGGTGGATGGGAGGCTGTAGCCGCTCGCCCACCCTCAATACCCAGCTTCACGCTGGTGGCGAACGGCCAGGACCACCGCTGTTTCGCCATCAAACCGATAGAGCGACACATACCCGCTGTCACCGAACGCGATGAACCATTCGCGGAATTCCGGAGCCATCTCCTCGACGGGGCGACCGACACCCGGCTGGTCGCGCAGTATGTTCATGCCCTCGCGGATGGATTTGGCCGCGCGGCGCGCTGCATCGGGGTTTTTGTCGGCGAGGAACCGGCAGAGCCGCTCAACGTCCCGCAGAGCTGCGGGAGACCAGATCAGTCGTGGCATTCAGGAGCGTCCGCATCTTCACCCGCTTCCAGCCTGGCAAGCCAGGCATCGGCTTCGTCATGCGTGACGTGCTTGCCACTGGCCTGAAATTCCTCCCATGCCTGCAACCCGGCCTGACGAAACGCCTCGCGCTTTTCCTCGCGATCGACGAACTGCGCCACGGCCTCGCGGAGCATCCAGTGGGTGGAGCGGTCTCTGGCCTGCGCTAATCGCTTGAGGCGGTCGCGGGTGTTCTGATCAAGTTTCACGGCAATTGGGCGGACGGCGTTCATGGGGATGACTCCATACGGGTATTCACAGGTATTACCTTTAGCACATCAACACCCCTCGAAGAAGTCACAATTCAGCAAGAGCATCCGTAATGCCCACACCCCGCGAAACGATCCTCGCCGCGCTGCATGCGCGGCTTTCGGCGCTGCCCGCCACCGCCCTGCGGGGTGAGGTGCTGCCCGAACGTGTCCCGAGCGAGGGGCTGCTGATCCTCCGCGACGGTGAGCCCGGTGAACCCGAGGTGACGCTGTCGCCACTGCGCTACCACTACCAGCACCGCGCCGAGATCGAGGCGGTCGTGCAGGGCCCCGACCGTGATGCCGCCTTCGACACGTTGACCGCCAGCATCGGTGCAGCACTCGCCGCCGACCGGACGCTGGGCGGGCTCTGCGACTGGGTCGAGGCGGAAGCGCCGCGCCCGGTCGATCTGCCGGTAGAGGGCGCGGCCAGCCTCAAGGCCGCCGTGATCCCGGTGATCCTGCACTATTCCACGGCCGACCCGCTCAGCGGCTGACACCCAACACCACAGGAGACGACAATGGCACGAGCGCAAGGCGCGCGGGCGCAGATGGCGCTGGCGTTCGAGACGACATATGGCACGCCGCCCGCGAGCGGTTTCACCCGTATGCCCTTTGCCAGCGCGACGCTGGGGGCCGAACAGCCGCTTCTGAACAGCGAGCTTCTGGGTTACGGTCGCGATCCGCTGCCGCCGATCAAGGATGCGGTGACCGCGGATGGCGATGTGGTGGTGCCGATCGATGCGCAGGCCTTCGGGTTCTGGCTGAAGGCGGCCTTCGGTGCGCCGACAACAACCGGCACCGGCCCCTGGACACACGAGTTCCAGTCGGGGTCTTGGACGCTGCCAAGCATGTCGATCGAGACCGGCATGCCTGAGGTGCCGCGCTATGCGATGTATTCGGGCTGCGTGTTGGATCAGCTTTCATGGCAGATGCAGCGCTCGGGGCTGCTGACGGCCACCGCGCGGTTGGTGGCGCAGGGCGCGACTGTGAGCACTGCCACCAGCGCGGGCACACCTGCCACGCTCGACCTGCAGCGCTTCGGCCACTTCAACGGGTCCATCAAACGCAACGGGACAGCGCTGGGTAATGTGGTGTCAGCCGAGATCACCTACGCCAACAATCTCGACCGGATCGAGACCATCCGCGCTGATGGCCGTATCGATGGCGCGGACCCGTCCATCGCCGCGCTCACGGGGCGGATCGAGGTGCGCTTCGCCGACCAGACGCTGGTGACGCAGGCGATCAATGGCGATCCCTGCGCGATGGAATTCGCCTACAGCCTGCCCTCGGGCGAGAGTTTCACCTTCACCGTGCACGCCGTCTACCTGCCCCGCCCGCGCATCGAGATTTCCGGCCCGCAAGGTGTGCAGGCCAGTTTCGACTGGCAGGCGGCGCGCGACAGCGTCGAGGGGCGGATGTGCACCGCCACCCTCGTGAATGATGTGGAGACGTATTGATGCTCACGCTCGACCTGACAAACGCGCCGCGCTGGCACGACCTTGCGCCCGGGGTGCGGGTGCAGTTGCGCCCATTGACCACCGCGCTGATGGTGGCCACGCGCAGCGATCCGGAGGTGGAAGCCGTGCCCGATGAAGCCTCCGACGAGGAGCGCGCCATGGCCTTCGCGAAGGCGCTGGCACGCCGGGCGGTGCTGGCCTGGGCGGGCATCGGCGATGCGGACGGGAATCCCATCGATCCGAGCCCCGAGGCCATCGACGCGCTGCTCGACATCTGGCCGATCTTCGAGGCCTTCCAGCTGACCTATGTCTCGAAGGGGCTGCTGCTGGAACAGGAAAAAAACGCCTCCGCGCCCTTGCCGAGTGGGAATTCGGCGGGGGCGCAAGATACTGCGAAGCGTGCACGCAAACCTGCCCGGACTGCCCGGCGCGGCTGAACCGTCCGGAAACGCCGGAGGGTTGGCAGGTCTGGGATCTCGTCGGCCGTCTCGGCGGGCAGCTCCGCGTACTGCCGGGCGCGGTGATCGGCTGGGACATGTCCGCCGCGCTGGCGCTCGGTGACGCCCTCTGCGTGCCGCCCCTCGCCATGGCCGAACTGCTGCCGCCCATCGAGGCGGTGATGGTGACCAAGCTCAACGAACAGATGACGTCAGGCCGCCTCGAGGGGCGTGATGTCTGAGACGTCGATCGTGGCGCGCGCGCGGGCCAGATCCCACGCCCGCTGAAGGTTCATCCAGTATTCCGGCGTCGTGCGGAAGAACTTCGCCAGCCGCACCGCCGTGTCCACGGTGAGCGTCGTCTCACCCCTCACCAGCCGTTCGATCCGCGTGCGGGGAACATGCAGACGCTTGGCGAGCGCGATCGGGCTCAGGTCGAGCGGCCCGAGATAGAGTTCTTCCAGAACCTCGCCGGGGTGAGAGGGGTTCTTCATCAGTGTCATGTCGCGCCCTTTCAATGCCTGTTCAATGGTAGTCGACGATCTCGACGTCGGCCGGTCCCTGATCGGTCCACACGAAGCAGATGCGCCACTGGCCGCCCACGCGCACCGAATGCTGTCCCGCGCGGTCGCCCTTCAGTTCCTCGAGGTGATTGCCCGGCGGAAACCGGAGATCCTCGAGGACCACGGCGGCATCGAGCGCCGACAGCATCGCCCGCGTTCGCTTGACCAGATCGGCCGGGAAACCCTTGCCGAACCGATCCGCCACCGCGTTCGCCGCGCGCTTGCCTTTCGTGCTGACGATCATGGGGATATGTATCACGACATGATACATATTTCAAGGGGCGCGTGGAGCTGTTCTGCGGGCCGACGTCTTCTTCACAAGGAATATCGGGAATGGCCGAAAAACGTGTCTCCGTCCGCCTCGCGGCCGTGGGCGGACGGCAGGTGCGCGCTGAGCTCGAAGGCGTGGGCGAGGCCGGCAAGCGCGGCTTCGGGCGGCTGAGCCAGGAGATGGAGGCCGCGAACCGGCGGCTGGCGGGCTTCGCGCGGCGCGTGCGCGTGGCGGCAGCGGCCGCCGTCGCAGCTGCGACCGCTGCCGGCGTGGCCATGGTGCGCTCGGGGCTCCAGACGGTGGATGCGCAGGCAAAGCTCGCCGCCTCCCTCGGCACCACCGTCGCCAGCATCCAGGTGTTGGAGCGCGCGGGCGAGATGGCCGGCGTGTCCATGGGTCAGGTCGAGCAGGCAACCGTCCAGCTGACCCGACGGCTCAGCCAGGCCGCTGCTGGCACGGGTCCTGCGGTGGAGGCGCTGCGCCGGCTGCGGCTGTCGGCGGAGGATCTGCAACGCCTGCCGCTCGATGCGCGCATCGCCGCGATCCAGCAGGCGCTCGGGCAGTACGTGCCGGAGGCAGAGCGCGCGGCCGTGGCCTCCCAACTCTTCGGCGACCGCGCTGCGTTGGTCTTCACCCGCATCGACACGGCGACGCTGCGCCAGGCGACGGAGGATGTGCGGGATTTCGGGGTGGTGGTCTCGGACCAGGATGCCCGCCAGATCGAACGCACCAACGATGCGATCTCGCGGCTGGGGCTGATCTGGCGCGGACTCTCGAACCAACTGGCGGTAGCCGCCGCTCCGGCGCTGGAGTCCGTGGCCGATGCCATGGCGGCTGTCGCCCGCACGACCGGCCCCCTCGGTCAGGCCATCCGGGGGCTGTTTGATAATATCGGGCGTCTGGCCAGTATCGCTGGCACGTTT